GTTGTTGAATGTTTTAAAAGGATGAATTGATTATGAACAAATATAGATACAGAGAAGTAAAAAACTATATCCATAACGAACTAAAGTTGACTAAAGAGGATATAAGGGAGATAATGATTCCTATTATTAGAGAGGAGGTTAAACGAGTTTTCCATAATACTTATGGAAATGATGTTTCTCTGGACAACTGGATTCGATGTATGGTTTCCGATGAAATAAAACGTCAAGGAGGCTATAACATGTTATGGACTTTATGTAAGGAGGCAATAAAAACCGAGCTAACTGACAAATATTCAATTGAGGTAAATCTTAAAGAGAAATAAATTATGAAAGCAACAATAAAAGCAACTGGAGAAATTGTAGAGATTAAGGATTTATATGATGATGGTACTGCATTGGTGGGAAACATGTATATCAAGGTGTCAGAACTTAATTTCTTTAGTGAAAACATTGATTGGGAACAACGTAGGTACGAATTGGCAAAAGACATTATTAAAATTGTTATAGCAAACGATAATGGTGTTAATTCTGAAGCAGTCGCTAAATATTCGCTTAATTGCGCTGATGCCCTAATTAAAAGACTAAAGGAGGTAGATAATGGATAGTGTACAGACACAAACCTTTTCTATTAGAGGGGATGGAGGTGGTGAGGCATATATTGACTTTTGCGACGGCCAATTATGTGTTTCAGTTGTCATAGAAGGGAAACAGGCAGATTTTCACTTTGATCCTGTTACGTTAAAGATGTTTGCCCATGCTTATAAATTGCATTGTGAAGAGTGTAAAGGAGAATAATAATGAATGATTTGACATAATAAGATTAAAAAATAAATAAAATGACAATACGGGATTTAGCGCATTTGTTGCTTACTGCGCAAGATATAAATAGAGAGGTAATGATAGTCAAAGACGGATGCTATAGCGATATCACGAATGTTAGATTTGAAAACGGAATTTTTTTGATTAGCGCAAGCGGATATTACAAAGATAGAGTTACCGTAAACACGACTATCGAAGTTAAATCTCCATACAAAGAAGAACCGAAAATATTTTAGTGTATGATACAGGAAGAATTTGTAACATTAGAAACAGCGAAGCTGCTGAAAGAGAAAGGATTTAATGAGTATTGCAAAGATATTATTAAAGAAGACGATAATCGGATAATGCAATCTGTGTTCCGAACGAATAAGAATTTGCCAAAATTGTGTTATAGTCGTCCCACTCAATCCGTTGCACAAAAGTGGCTGCGTGAAACCAAGAACCTGCATATCGAAATATCCTATATGTATGAAAACTATTGGACGTATGATATACTGACAATTCCGAGACATGACTTGATAGGATTGTCTGACAGGCCTATTATCCGTTATAATACCTACGAGGAAGCACTGGAAGCAGGATTACAGGAGGCATTAAAATTGATATAAAAATGAAAAAGATATATTTCAATGATAAATTTGGATTAACACGAGCGGTGTTGGACGGTCGTAAGACAATAACTAGACGAATTGTTCCATTTACATATTGTAAAGATAAAATTCATTTGTCTAGATATAAGGTTGGTGAAGTTGTTGCCATTGCGCAAAGCTATGAAACCGTTTACCATGAACAAGGATTGGAAACACTTGATATGTTAGTTAGTGGTTGGAAGTATAGCAAAGGTTGGCGTAATAAACTCTTTGTCTGCGCTGACTTCATGTCCCATCATATCCGAATTACCGATATTAAGGTTGAACGTTTACAGGACATTTCCGATGAAGATTGCTTGAAAGAAGGGATATATGAAGATTCGGGTGATGATAAATATCCACCATCTATATTTTATGAATTTGAGGGAAACGAAGACGATGGATTTGATACACCCCGTGAAGCCTTTGCAGCCCTCATAGATAAAGTATCAGGCAAGGGAACATGGGAATCCAATCCTTATGTTTTCGTTTATGAATTTAAACTGATTGATTAACATATAGAGAGTAAATTTATGAATAATATTAATTTGAACGAACTACGGGATATAGCTTATAAGACAGCTTGTGAGCATGGTTTCCACGATAAAGAATTGAGTGATGAACACTTCCTTTGTCTTATCGTTGGAGAGCTTATGGAAGCTGTGGAAGCGGATAGGAAAGGGAAACGTGCCGACAGAGAATCTTTTAAATCTTCTTATGAGAATGAAGAACCGCACGATGATGTCATTTTCAAGTATTGTTTTGAAAAATATATCAAAGATACGATTTCAGACGAACTAAGCGAAGCAGTTATACGCTTGCTTGACCTTGCAGGACTTCGAGGAATAAGCCTTGAATCTGCTAGTAATGATATTAACTCCGAATATATGGATGATATTGCCTGCATGTACAGCCAATTGAGTTTCACGGAAGCGATATATTCCATATTTATCAAACCAATTGTAGATTACAAATATCTTTCTACGATTGTAAATGAGATTATATTTTTAATCTTTGCGTTTGCCAAACATCTTGACATAGATTTGCTATGGCATATTGAGCAGAAGATGAGATACAATGAACTAAGACCTAAGTTTCACGGAAAAAAATATTGATTATGAAAACAATTATATTTACAATCATATGTATTATCGCCCTATTATGGGTTGGAGATCTCACAATTACATTTAAGCCGTTTTCCATATCCCTTCCTGGTTGGCATAAGGCTTTAGGTATTATTCTGTTTGTATTTGCAATGGCGGTGTATAATATTGGAGAATACGCTAAGGGGTACAAGCATGGTTTTGATGATGGATTAAAGGAGTGTCTTGAAATAATTAAAAAAAATGGGAAGAATAGAGCAGATAGCAACAATTGATTTTTGTTATTTCCGATTAAAAATTCTCTGCAAACAGCTTTCTAACACCAAGTCAAACATCGAAAGACTAGTTGACAAGGCTTGCGGTTATAATGAAACCGAAGAGATAAGAAAGGAGTGTATAATGCTTGTAGAGCAGATCATTGAAAGCAAGAAGCAAATCGGAGAAGATTTCACAAGAGATGAACGTGTTTTGAATAAATTGAAAAGAAATGAACAGTAGCGACATTGATTTCCCGTTACTCCGTATATTTAATGGAGTAACGGGGCGATATGAACTTCTTATTGACGATGCATCCATAGATGCTTATGGACGTGTAAGAGATAGCAGTGGTTGTGTTGTAGAATGGTTTACAGGCGTGTTTGACATGAACGGAATACCTTTGTTTGAAAACGACATAATCATGCCTGTAAAGGACGGAATAAGCCAATATAGACGTATATGGAGAACAGCAGGTGGATTTGTGTTAAGCAGAAGAAATGATGTGAAAGGGCTTTCAAGATTGGATATGCTTGGTGCGGACTATCTGGTAAACGAACGTGTGCAGCAATACATATCTGATGGGTGCGTAAAGGTAGGTTCTGCAACAATTGATCTTAACCTGTTGAAAGGGAGAACGAAAGAAGATATTATTAGAAATTTAGCTAGAAGGGTCAGATGAAAGACAAAATGCTAGAGGAAAGTTTGAACAATTTCTACAGGACGTTTCTTATTTGGGTGATAAGATGTTATCCTATATTGTTCTGTATTGCTATACTTGTCCATCAGTGTGAGGTTATACACTCTGTTGGCACAGGGGATATTATTGAGTATTATGATGGTGACACATTGGAGTATATTCAGTATGCCACTCCGTTTTCGGACAAATACCTTACCATATTCTTTAACGCCAAACTGTTTAATGCAATATTGTTCTATGTATTGTCAAAGGTATTTTTATTTTGTATATACCATAGAGTATTTGTCATTGAGATGTTTATATACGCAATACTAGATATTGTATTTAATAATGTGGTGTTTGAGGATGTGAGATGCACTATGTTTTATTCGTATATATCAATAGGATTTGTAACTGTATGTTTCTTTATTGCATTGTATCTACATCAACGATTTGGAGATAGGAATATAAATAATCATCAATCTATAACCGATGGTTTTAGAAACTGTTGTAGATTATAATTTCTGTTTTCCTGTGGGCTGTAATCCTCCCGTATTCTTCATGTTTATTTTGACCTTTATGGGAGATGCCTTTTTATTTGATGTTACCTTAGGGGATTTAACATTAACCCTAATCACTTTCTTTGCCATATATTATTTGTTTTAATTGTTTTGCAAAAATAATGATTTTTTTTGGTAGTATGAAAACTTTATGTACCTTTGCGGTGCGATAGTTTTTGGACTTTTTTGTTTTATAATGATAGCTGCTACCTAAAATATAAGCAGAGGTTTCTTCATACATTTTTCATAAGTCTAATGTATAACTGTCGCAAGTTGAAGAGATCTCTGCTTTTTTTTATTTATGCGACAGATAAATGAAGAAAACTTAAATGACACAGGTGTTGTTTTAAGTACGGTAAATCCCTCCGAAATGGGCAAGATGTTTTCTTATAATGGAATAAATGTTAGGATGCGTAAGATGAATGGATATATCCTTGTATGTCTTACAGATTTTGCTAGGTTATTTCCTGATAAAAATCTATCCACTATTATAAATTCTAAGGAAATGACTGATTATGTAAATCGTTTGAGCGAAATAAAAAATTTTATTTCGACTGATTTACTGCAAATTATAAAGGGAGGAAATGTATCACAGCAAGGAACATGGGCACATCAAAAAATAGCTCTTAGGGTCGCTCAAAAATTATCCACTGATTTTGCTATTTGGGTAGATGACAAGATCGAAGAGCTTCTTACCACGGGGAATACTTCTATATCATCAAGACTTCCAAACTTCAACAATCCTGCCGAATCTGCCAGGGCGTGGGCTGATGAGTACGAAAGGAATCAAGCGTTAAAGCCACAACCAAACGAATCCAATGAATGGTATAGTATCAAAAGATGGGCAAAGGAAAACGGTGTCAACTGGAAAAAGATTAGCCGGATGAAGATGAAAGTAATATCTTGCAAGCTAGGTTATGAGATAAAAAAGATTTTTGACGATAACCATTGCCAGGTAAACACATACAATGTAAATGTATTTAAGGAATACTTTAATAAATGTGAATAAGAAATATATATATTAAAATATTTGATATTATGTCATTTTATTGACTATATTTGCATCATGTTTGAGTGTAGAAGCAAGCATATTAATAAAAGTTTAGGGGGAAAGCGTTCCCCCGATTTTAGTAACCATTAAGCGATAAGATAATGAAAAAGTTTTTAGAAATAATGATGATTGTATTCTGTCCTTATATTGTAATATACAGGCAGAAACGACAAATCAGATTATTGAAAAGCGATATGAATTACGCTAGCAAACTTTGGAGTATTGAAAGAGATCCAAAAAACGTAGATTACGACTGGATTGTAAGAAACGCATTTCATGTCAAACCTATTTTTTCTTTATGCGCTAAAAACAAAAGACCATGATTCTACTAGAAATTTTTCAAAACTGCTTTATCGTAGGGTATGATGGAAAGAAAATACCCTTTGTAAAAGATGATTTCCTGTTTAGTGATACCGGGGAAAGATACATTTTGACCAACAAGGAAAACAGTGAACAGGTTAGCCTACCGAAGCAATCGACAATAATAATTAAACATAATATTTTTCATGAAGGTATTGATTAGAAAGGATTCAAGCGACATAAGAAACAGACTTGAACGGTTAGGGTACACCGCTTCCGATAAATCGTTGGATGGATTTGGTGATGGCATATTTGTAGACAAGTCAGATAATACTTTTCACGTAAAATCAGAGTGGAATGTTATTTATATGTTTCTTGAAACAGTAGATTGCGGAGATGACGAGAATATGTTTTTTGATTTTGTAGAAAACGATATAACGTCAATAACGCCAACAATGCTAGGTAAATATAAATCTTTAATAAAAGTTGATAACTTTCCCATCATTAATACATCTAGCATTCAAGATGTGTTATACCGTGAAGATAGAGAACATAACATCATAGAAGTTATTGTTATTTCAGTATATGGGTTAAAGTTGAAAAGCGTAAAGGATGTTGACTTTTCAGACCCTAATGCGGATACAATAATAGCATACATGAAATCGTTGCATAAACAACTAAAAGAATATATCAAATGAAGTGTAATTTTACGCCAATGGACAAATTTTATGAGATATTAGATTATTATGGTTTGTCCTACACAGAGTTAAAAAGTAATCATATTCGTGTATTTTACGGAAACAAGAAGCTGTTTGACTATTTCCCACTTCGCATGAAGTTATTTGATTACCATGAATGGCATCAGCTTACTTATCCGTTCGTGAAGGGTAAGGCAGATGAATGGGAAATAGAACTTACCATGTTCATTAGCGGAGTATTGGGAGATGAGATGTTTAAAAAGTTTAAAAACGATTGATTATGGATAAGAAAGAGAAGGAATTTACTCCAAAAGCTATAAATTTGTGTGGCAAACGGAGAATGCTATCATCCATAAAAGGATGGGAGATTGTTCATTATAACAATTACTCTAAAGGTATAGCCAATGTCCAGCCTGTGGACAAGTTGAGAATAACACTTTCAGGGCGAGAAGTCATTGAGTACGTCCTGATGGATGGAGATAAAACGATTGAAAAACTAGACAGTTATTTCGGATTGCTATGATGATAAAAGTAGACATACCTGAACCGTTCATAGACGGTGACAATACGATGGTAAACATCACGTCTGATTCATTCTGCTATTCCAGCATTGATTCACGTTATGAAGGATTTCAGAGTTCCTACAAGGACGGGAATATGAATCAGAAGATACAGGGAAAACTAGAGATAATTGCGGACCAGTTTAAAGAACTTATAAAAATAATAGAAGATGGAAAGACATTTGTTAATACAGGAGTGTGAGAGAGAGGAAAAAATGAAGGAGTTGCGCAAGCTGCAGAACGATCTTATCAAGAAAGGCCGTATGGTTGAATGCTCTCGTGTAACAGCCAAGATAAAGGAGTTTCAGGAAGCATATATCAAGGCTTATCCTGACGGTAAATATGTAAGGGGCATGGATATTATCAAGAAGATGTCTGATGATGAGAAAATGGATTGGATGATGTATGTCAACGCCATTGCTTTTTGTGCTGATATTATCCATTCTTCTTCCATAGAGTTGAATGAAATGCTAAAGAAAACACTCCCCGGATCTAGCCTTCAAATGTTTGAAACGCTTGAAAAGGTAGGTACTATGGCAAAGAATCAAATACTATGGATGGATAACAATGTTGACGAGAAATACCAGGATGATTTTGCAAGATATGCCGATGAAATATCCGTGATGCTTTTATCATTTGTTAAAAATAAATTTTTACCCAGAAAATGACACGCGAAGAAATACATAATAACGTACTGACAATAAGAAATTATTATTTCAGTATTCAGAACAAGATTGACAATGGATACAATGTTTCAGAATTGGACATAGATTCTAAAACGCACAACAAAATGATTGACGATACAATAAAATCAGCCTTTGAAGATCATAAAATTATTCTTGCTTTGGAAAAATACAAGTTATGAAAAAGAAAGATATAGACGAAGGATATATTGTAGGTGACTTTTATATAGTTAAAAGCCCTATCAAAGAGGGATGGCTTCACGTAGTGAATATAAAAACATCTTGGCAGATAAAGGTGATGATGGGAGCGAATACGGCAAAGTTTCTAAGCCTTTCCCAACAGGAAATATTTGACAGGATTAACGGAATATACATTCAATCCATGATGTCTTTATACGATTCAGATTATGCCTTGAAAATAGCTAAAGATGCTGTGTCTTATATGTCTGAAAAGGCAGAAAAGATGGAAAAGTTGGAAAAGGTGGGAAATACTGAAAATGAAGGTATTGAAAAGGTGAAGAAAGATGAGTTTATGATGAAGATAGCCACATCTTCCGATGAAGAAATCATGGATATGATTGTCAATGGAGAAATTAATTATAAATATTTTAAACAGGACAAGGAAAAGGAGGATGTATGAGCGAAATGGAAAGACATATCGGTAAGATAAGAAAAGTTGATTTAGTAAATTATACCATTGAAGAATGGTGCGAGAAAAAATGTAAGTCTATTGGAATAGGTTTAGACGAATGCTATAAATCCTATAAGGAAGCGTTATTAACAGATCCATATCCATCTATTGTAATTGAAGTTGATGGCACTCTTTGGGAAATCATTGAAGATAATGAAGAAGAAAACACAGAGGATATATCAATCCTTACTCCAAACAATGACGGAACTTACAGTTATATAATGCAGTTTTACAATGGAGGAGCTTGTTTATCTGAAATGCTTGAAGATGGTATAAAAAATATAAAGGAGGAATGATTATGCAAGACTATATTTCAGACTGGTTTATTCCTATGGACTTCGGTAATGACCTGCCGGATGAAGAACCGGACTATGAAGATAATTTTAATTTTGATTAAGTGTATTTATTTACATGCCTGCCCTATTTATGAAGATATGGCGGGCGAAAATGGGGCGTTTGGCTGGTGTGACTAATGTGACGCGCGGCCTTGTAGAGGAGGACAGTTCGATTCTGTCACGCCCCTCATAAATGTGATCTACACATCAATAACAGTAAGTAAATAATTATGAATGAAAAATGAAAAACGATAAATTAATATTGGATGCTTGTTGTGGTAGTCGTATGTTTTGGTTTGATAAACAAAATCCTAATGTGTTATTTGTTGACAAACGTTCAGAAACACTTACGGCCAAAGATAGGGATAAGATAAGGACTATAGAAGTAAAACCTGATATTATCGCAGATTTTACTAATTTACCATTTGAAGATAATTCTTTCTATCAAGTTGTATTTGACCCACCACACCTGAAAACACTTGGAGAAAATTCATGGATGGCAAAAAAATATGGCAAGTTGCCTGATGATTGGAAAAGTATTATTCATGAAGGTTTCAAGGAGTGCATGAGGGTATTAAAACCGAATGGTACACTTATCTTCAAATGGAATGAAAGTGAGATAAAAGCATCAGATGTTTTGTCTGTTATTCCTTTCAAACCTCTATTTGGACATACAACTGGTAGACAAAGTAAGACGATATGGATGTGTTTTATGAAATTATGTAATGAATAAAATATGGAAACAAAAGAAATTACTAAGACTGTTTACATTGCGTATGATGGGAAAGAGTTTATTTCAAAAGAGGATTGTGAAAAATATGAGAATTTTGCAAAAGAAATACTTTCACGTATTAAATATTTCTGTATCAGATGTCATCCTGATTTGACAGAAACAGGGAATTTTACACATAAGATATATGCGGCAGTATTCTCCAAACATTACTTTTATAAAGATATTGCTTTTGAGTGGGCATTACGTAAATTTGGTTATTTAGGAGAAAGTGTACAAGGATGGGGATTCCAACCTCATTTTAGCGTAAGTGAAGTTTCTAAAGAAGAGTATGAAAAGTGCCCACCGACTGAATGGGGAGGCTCAAATTTAAAAAGTGATAAGATATTCCTTAGCCCTATATCGGTAGAAGGATTTCCTGAAAACATTGACTACATGGAACAATGGAATTTTAAATAAATATTTTGTATGAGAACATTTTTTGAGTGTAAAATTCGCTACGAAAAAGTAGCAGAAAATGGGATGAATAAGAAAGTAAGTGAGCAATACATGGTTGATGCGCTTAGCTTCACTGAGGCAGAAGCACGTATTATATCGGAAATGACACCGTTTATCAGTGGCGAGTTCACTGTTTCGGACATTAAACGCTCCAACTACAGCGAACTGTTCCCATCTGAAGAAGATGCAGCCGATCGCTGGTTTAAGTGTAAGCTGTTCTTCATTACTCTGGACGAAAAGAGCGGAGCGGAGAAAAAGACATCATGTTATATGCTTGTTCAGGCAGCCGATTTGAGAGATGCTGTAAAGAAACTTGACGAAGTAATGAAAGGCACAATGGCAGACTATGTGATTTCATCCATAGCCGAAACTGCCATCATGGATGTATATCCGTATGAAGCGGAAAATGATTCTTGCTTATCGGAATACCCAAGTGGACACAAGACGGAAGCTGTCATAGGCGGAAAGAGCGTCATTGTAGACAAAACGGGAAATTCAACTGTAGTTTTACCTAGTTAAATTGTATATATATGGCAAACGAACAACAAAATCAGGTTTTCCATCATTGGAGAACTGGAAGTCAATCTGATTATGTAGGAGTAGAAATACTTCCTAACGGTCAGTCTATCATCGCTACAATATCCCATATCGTATGGGATGAGAATGCAAAGGTACAAGGTAGTAAGAAACCATCATGGATTGCTTACTTTAAAGAAACAAACCTTGTTCCTAAACCTATGCTATTGAACAGTACGAACCGCAAACGCCTTACAAAGCTGGCACAAACTGATTATCCTGAAACCATCCATGATTTCCGTGTAATATTATGCAAGGAACTGACACGTGACCCAAGCGATGGAGGAAAGGTCTACGGATTGCGTATAGGGCGTGATGTTCCGCCACCACCACAGAAAGAGAAAATGACGGTGAACTCTGATAAGTTCAAGGCTGCATTGGAAGCATTGAAAAGTGGGAAATGCGACATTGGATACATCACGGCAAGCTATGATGTGGACGCGGAAGCTATGAAATTGTTTAACGAAGCGACTAAGAAATGATGGGAGCGGAAGAAAAAGAAAAATTATGGCTTATGAAGAGGTGTGGTAAAATCACCTCTTCCGCCATTGGAAAACTTATGGTTTCCGGGAGAAGGGAAATGACACCTTCCGAACTAGAGGTTGCAAAAAAACAGGGTGTAAAGAGAAAGACAGTTGATGTTCCTTTCGGAGATACAGCTATATCTTATCTTTATCAGGTTGCAAGGGAGAGAAGGTTAAACAAACCATGCCGACATATATCCACTTCTGATATGGAGTGGGGAAAGGATCATGAAAAAGACGCTATAGAATGTTTTAACCATAACACGTTCTCTAGACTAATGTCCTGTGCGGATGATTTTGACGAAATTGTTTTTGTCGATAATATCTATGATGGATATGGTGATTCTCCCGATGGATATGGATTTGATGTCAATGGTAAATTGTCTTATATAGCAGAAGTGAAATGCTTTACTTCTGAAAGTAAGATTGAATATTTGAGAGAAGCCACAAAGGAACAGGCGATAGAGGAATACTATTGGCAGCTAATGTCGCATTTCCTTTCCCATCCCGATGTAGATAAAATGTATTATATCGTATATGACGGTAAATCTGATGATGATCCATTTGATTTACGCCCAGTTAATGATCCGTCAAGGCTTTTGTATTGGGAACTTGACAGAAGCGATTATAAAGATGATATAGACAGGATGGAGGATAAGTTACAAATGGCTCTATCTTATCTTTCATTCAACGAACGTGATGCGAAAAAATATCCAATAAGCAAAATAAATGACTTTGTTGGTGTTTCAAATATGTAACGGGTAATTGCGGAGTTACCACAAAAAGTTAATAATATGTCAACAAATATAACATTATCTAAAGAAAGTAGTGAAAACGAAATTAAGGCGTATTTCAATGAAATATTAGGCATTAAGGACCAAATAGGCAGTATTATATAGTATTACATTATATTATGGAACAGAAAATAAAGGCTTATAAAGCATTTGATAAGGATTTATCTTGTAGAGGGTTTAAGTATGAAGTAGGTAAGGAGTATGAAGAAACAGGTTACATAAAGGTATGCGAGAAAGGTTTTCATGCATGTCCTTATCCTCTGGATGTTTTTGGTTACTATCCGCCGGCTGGGGCAAGGTTTTGTGAGGTTGAGCAGAGTGGTAAAATAGACGATTCAGAAAGTAACAAGGTTTGTTCTTCAAAAATTAGAATAGGTGCTGAGCTTGATATAAGGGGGCTTGTGAAAGCAGCTGTATCTTATGTCAAGGAACGGTGTACTAACGAGTGTAATGCGGAACCGGGAAAACCAGCCACGGCTGGTGATTATGGTGCTGCCACGGCTGGTGATTATGGTGCTGCCACGGCTGGTTATAGTGGTGCTGCCACGGCTGGTGATTATGGTGCTGCTACGGCTGGTGATAGTGGTGCTGCTACGGCTGGTGATAGTGGTGCTGCTACGGCTGGTGATAGTGGTGCTGCCACGGCTGGTAATCATGGTGCTGCCACGGCTGGTGATTATGGTGCTGCTACGGCTGGTGATAGTGGTGCTGCCACGGCTGGTGATTATGGTGCTGCTACGGCTGGTTATAGTGGTGCTGCCACGGCTGGTTATAGTGGTGCTGCCACGGCTGGTGATTGTGGTGCTGCCACGGCTGGTGATAGTGGTGCTGCCACGGCTGGTGATTATGGTGCTGCCACGGCTGGTTATAGTGGTGCTGCCACGGCTGGTGATTA